TTAAGAGCTCCATGTCCCATAGGAACAACGTTCTTTGGAAACTTAAATACACCATCCTCTTCCATATCAGCGTAATCACCAACTCTTATGAACTTACTTAAATTAGGATATGAACCAAAATTTGTTAATTTACCATTATTGTCTATTTCGACATGACGGTCACCAATTCTTTTTGCAAAGTAATTAGGTGATGTTGGGTCAAGTGTTAGTGAGTCAAATTCTTCTAATCTTTCGTTTTCGTCAACCGTTAACACGTGAATTGAGAACGTCCCATAATCTGAACCCTCGATGTCTTCCTCTGGTTTAACATTCAATATGTTAATCTTGTACTTTGTATTTATATCTGTACCGTGAGAACGACTATAAACCCTGAATAAACTAAATCTAGAATCGTTTATGGTTTGAGATAAAATATATGGTGTTCTAGCAAACTGAAAATCAACGTTACCAGTCCATGTACCAGCGTTTCCTTTAGTGTCAAAAGATGTTGAACCACCTGTGAAGTTGAATCCATCGGATGTATTTACAACTCCAACTTTATATGTAGACGCTGAAGCTGAAATATTTGCAGCTACTGTTTTAAAAACTTTATAAACATATACAGATGCGTCATTAGCACCTGACTTAGTTGATTGTGGGTCTGGACTGATTACTTTATCTACAAAGTTGGCACTACCTGTATCAAAGGATAATGCGTAGGTTTCAGCTGAAACATTACTACCTGAAACAACAATTTCAAATCGTGAACCCGTTGCGGTACCGGCACCTGTTTGACCAGTTGTTTTTATAGAAGTTGCACTTAAATCTCCAGCACCACTTGAACCTCTTGATGGTGCTAAAATAGCAATTGACTGAGTTACTTGAACAACTGCATCGGCGGCGTTCTGATGAGCTACCAATTGAACTGAATCGGCGGCGTATCCACCAATTCCCAAAACCCTCACTATTGTTACAACACCAGCACTTCTGAGGTATTCCTCAGTGGCGTAAGGTGTATAAAATCTTTGGTCTACCCCACCAAATAACTCCTCAAATTCTTGAAAGTTAGTTATTTGTGTTGGAGTGAACGCAGGGCCTCTCTTTGTGGGCCCTATTATTGCTGCACCAATTTCACCTATCGCCTGAGGTAAAAATGATAAATCTCTTTCTCGTGTAAAAACACCAGGTGAGACAATTCTTTCTGCCATCTTTTTTCTCCTAAAATCTTAAATTCATATAGCCAGATATAACGTATTTAGTCTACTATAAGTATTAACAAACTCACCCAAAACGTATTTTTGAAGTGAATTTTTAAATAAATTTATTAAGTTGTTGGAGTAAACACACCTGTGGTTGGGTCGAGTTGACCAGGCCCGTATTTATCATTGAGTTTTTTTACTATATCGCGTTCCTCTTGTTGAACGTTTAGATATTCTTGCTCTACCTCGGTGATACGAACAGCTAGTGCTTCACCTTGTTGGTCTAAAAGTATTCTTTGAACTGCTAATTGTCCAAGTATCGCTTGTTTCTCTTGATAATTATCTTGTAGTTTTTGTAACGATTGAAGTTCCTCATCGGTAAACTTCATTTCTTTTGACTCTACAACTTTTGTTTCGTCAGCCATAACTTAATCTCCTATTTGTTATAGTGGTTAACTTCTAATAAATATAATGTTTTTTTGTGAAATAAAATTTTAAATTTCAATAACTTGGTATTGTCTGCCTGTAGAATCAGCTGATTTCAATTCATTCATCTTGTTGATAGCATCACTCTGATTTTCATACTCGAATGTTTGGTCATTACTACCGCTAAGTTTACTAACCCAAACCGTGTTTCTCTCAAACCAAACTGGGTCTTGAAATGTAATCCCATCCCTATCCACGCTTGATGTTGGTGATGGTAATAATTGCTTAACTACTCTAAAAGGCATTTAATTCTCCGTTTAATATAAATATAATCAAATATATAATTCTTTCAAATGGTCAATTTTTAGCTGAGGTATTATCATTGGTTTTATGTCTAATTTTTCCTT